ACATAAAAAAGCCGATTAAAAAAGTTTCCATAATAGTCTCCTTATTTCTATACTATATATTATAAGTGACATAGCAAAAGAAGTCAAGAAATATTTTTAGATACGTGATAAATCTACTCCGTACTGCTTGAGGTGCTCAAGCTTACCTAAATCATATGCGAGTTGATAAGAGTTGAAACCTCCTGTTCCAACATTATTCCATACATCTAATTCATCACGTACTTTCTGAATTACATAAATACCGTAACACTTACTACCATATTTCTTTTCGTAGTTTGTGTCTTGAAATCCTGCACGTTCTGCTTGATAATCAATAGATAATTCATGTTGTACTATTGCAGGAGCAGAGTACCTTGCAGACCAAACAAGCTCACCTTCTGCAAACTCTTCTGCAACACACTCTTCGGGCAAGTAATCTATTTCTTGGTCGGTTTTTTGTGGAACTCCCACTCTTTGGATAATTGCTTTAATGAATCCAGAAGATCTGTAGAGTCCTTTTGCGATTTCTGCAATGGAGTCTCCTGAAAGGAACTGTTCAATTGCTTCACGAATTTCTGCGCTTGTAGCTGCTCTTCCTCGATTTTGAGCTTTACGCTTTTCACGATACAGTTTTTTATCTTCGTAATCATCAATAATATTCTGAAGTCGCGTAGTGTTATATGCAATATTTAACATAGCACACGCTTCTTTCTTTGAGATTGGTGAATCTGCTCGCAAATGAGAGATTACTTTCTCAATGTTTGTTGCTGTTAAATTTTCGTAATCTTTCTTTTTAACTCTTGGCACGTGGATCGTCTCCAATAGACATTCGAAGATACCAAATAGCTTTCTTGATATCTTCTTCTCTTTTTGCTTTGTTATTTGCTCTCCAAATATACTTGAAAGCGTTGAGGCGACAATACTCTTCAAATCCTTCTTTTGGAGTTGTTTGTTTCATCGCATCAATACATTCTATATCATCACGCTTGTAATGTACAGGACTATTTACTGGATCATGTACAATAGCTCTAGATCTTTTTGTGTACTTAGGATCTGGAACAAATGTCTTTTTTCTTGAGAGTATGTCGTCTGGAATAAAATCATCGCTCATTCAACTGCCTCCGCTATTGCTGGAAAGTGTCCTTTTATTATTTCCCAGCATTGATCTGCTACTACCATGTGCTCTTTCTGAGTGCCATGACCCCGCCGCAATTCACAATAGTGAATCCAACTACGTAATGATCCTGCCATATAAACAGTACTAACTGTGTTTCCTTCTGGTAGTACTGCCCTGGCTTGCTCTTTTGCAATACCTTGTTCTAAAGCCCACTTGTACTGTCTTTTGGCTTCATTAATCACTAATCGTTGACGCATCCACCAATCTTCGTGTAGGCGTTCATGTGGAGTTTTATTACCACCCTTTCCAAAGTCCTCAACATCTTCTAATTCAATACTATTCTGTCGATTTTTTGGATCTTGTAGCCTTGCCTCGCGTAAGTCAAAATTATCTTGTACTTCAGCATACCTCTGGCTGAACTCTTGAAAACTAAAACTTCTGTGACGTAGAATCTGACGAGCAATGTCTCGAGTTGTTACTATTTCCATAGTAATATGTACAATTTCAAAAGGAGACCAGTGCCCTTCTCTAATTAAATACTTTAACAACTTTGGAGCTGTCTTAGTATTGTTCTGATTCTCAGGGTTACTTACTCTTGCTGCATACGCTACTAATTGTTCTGCTGTGTTGCATCCTGTGATGCTACTCGGCTTTGTCATCCCTACTAAGCTGACTTTGCTCATTTCTTTTTTCCTTTACTAAAGTTTCAATAACAGACATACTTAAAAACATAACAAGCATACCTGTAGCTATAATGGTTGCGGGGTATATTACACATACCTTCCAAGGATTACTCATAATCCATTTATCAATATCATTCACTTAGCTGTTATCCTCTCTTCGTAGTCCGCAAGAGACTCATCCCACCAATCGGGGGTGGGTCTATGTGACCAACTGGCAAAAGTAGCCTTGTCGAGATGATAGTAGTCACGATAAGACTGTATAGGATTGTCGTAGTCTTTGAGGATGTCAGGCATGGCAAGTCCGAACGTGGTAAACCCCACTCGTTCAAGGTGAACTGGGTCAGGTAATTTGTTGATGACTTGCCAGAAAGATTTGTGCTCTTTCCCATATCTGTATCGGTATTCCTCGGCTAGGGCATGAGCGTAACACCAAGTCCACTCATAGTTGTCAAGAGAACAACGTGCCCAGATTGTACTCGGATGATTGTACATCATGCCTAAGTATGGTGTAAGGTTGCGTTGTTCTAGGGGTAGAGTTTTCTCTACTTTTTTGTATTCGTTGAGTACTGCTGCTTCTTCTTTCTCAAGAGCCCGTGGTACATACCCAAGAAGAGTATCTACCCAAATAACAGTACACAAGATTTGTGCGGCTTCAAGTATCATCTTGTTGACGTGTTTATCCACATGATACTCTGCACACTTATCAAGATTTTCGTCAAGATAAAACAGATTCATTTATATGCTGCACCTTGCATTTTTAGGTTTCGTTTTGCTACATAAACTTCAAGAGTTTCGTCGCTTATATCGTAATGCTCTTGAAGCAGTCGAGTCATTGCGACAACATCTCCAAGTTCTTCGTGTAAATTCTGGCAATGTTTTTGATCCGTGATCCCATGCCGTAAAACTTTTGAGCAGGCTTGCACAAGCTCGCCACACTCTTCCATCATAATGATAAGTATTTTTTCTTTATTCATGATAGTATTATACTACCATTTGCAATGCATGTCAAGATATTATTTATACCTTTTCTAGTCGTACCATTAATCTTTCGGCTCGGTTGGTCACTTGTTTGTGCCATTTACTGTCCCTACCCTCTTTTGCAGCTTCTTTCCAATCACCTTCTAAAAGTGCGGCATTCATTTTTTTGAATTTACGAAGTCGTGTACGACCCATATTAAACATCATGTTTACAAGTATTTCTCGTACTTCACCAGGAAATTTAGTAAAAGCCTCTGATCCATACAAAGCTATACACTCATTTACAGCCAGACCGAGATCTGTGTCAAAGCACTCTTGTACGCGCTCAACTGATACTGGTTCTCCGACGTCGTAGTGATACTCAGGGTCTGATTCAAGTACGAGATGTCCCACTCCAAAGGTTTTATACCCAAGGTGATCCAAATAAATTTCATACACAACTCCTTCATCAATTTTTAGTTGCTCATATACTGAGTCTCTATTCATGTTTTTTCCTGTAATCTGCAATCGCAGCTTTGATAGCATCTTCAGCTAATACACTACAATGTATTTTTACTGGAGGCAGTGCAAGCTCTTCTGCTATCTGTGTATTTCTTATAGATTCTGCAAGGTCTAGTGTTTTTCCTTTTACCCATTCTGTAAGCAGAGAGGATGAAGCAATAGCACTTCCACACCCATAAGTTTTAAATTTTGCATCTTCAATTACATTATCTTTTACTTCTATTTGAAGACGCATAACATCACCACATGCTGGGGCTCCAACCATTCCCGTCCCAACATTTGAATTCTTTTCATCCATTTTTCCTACGTTTCGAGGATTTTCATAATGATCTATTACTTTACTACTATATGGCATATTCTTCTCCTATCCCATGTAGAAACTTTCTCCACATCCGCATCTACTTTTCTCATTTGGATTTATAAATTCAAAGCCTTCCTCAAAAGTGTCTTGTTTATAAATTAAATGCGAATCTTTTAAGTATACCATTGTTTTTGGATCAACATAAACTTTCTTTGGTCCATCAAATACATGGTCGCCCTCTTGTTTTGTATAGCACCACTCCATGCCGTATGCTAAACCATTGCATCCACTACTTTCTACTTTTATGCGAATACCGATGGCTTGATAAGGCATTACTGCTCTTTCAATTGCATTTTGTGCTGTTGGTTGTATATGAATCATTATACTGTTTTGTAATACATGGTAATTTCAAAACCTAATCTTATGGTTTCATATGCTGGTTTTGTCCACATAATATTCTCCTTTGAAAATAACGGGGGCCGAAGCCCCCGCGCTAGTTTAGTGTGTAATAGTTTTAGTTGTGCCTCTTCTTAAGTCTCTCAACCCTACTAGCTTCCACTCATTATTTTTCTCGTCATATTCATGAACAAGGATAATGTTAGAAGGACTATTATGAAATTCAAGAATTCCTGTCTGGTCTTGAGACCCCACTACTATTACTTCTGTCATTGGTGTTTCTGGTCTACGTGCTCCGCCTTCTAATCCGTAGGCGTGCTCGTCTCCATAAACAACACTTGGCATGGTAATTGCTGCAGCCAAAAAACTTATTAAAACCCACACTGATAGTTTAGAACTATCCAACTTAGTCTCCTCATGAAATTGTAACCTTTACTGGTTGCAACTCAACTGGGAGCTCTTCATGCAGATCTATACATAGCAGTCCTCGTTCCATGTAAGCACGATCAATCTGAACGTGTTCGCTTACACCGAACGTCCGTGTGAAACACTTACCACTTAATCCTTTATAGATATATGATTCGTTTTCGTTCACCTCTTGTTTAATCATACCTGTTACGGTAAGAACACCCTTGTGAAGGCTAATATCAATATCACCCTTATTCCAGCCTGGAACTGCTAGTTCCACTCTGAATCCATTTTCTCCGACTCTGAGAACATTATATCGAGGATATCCACCATCAACTTGTGGTGCAAAAACGTTTGTGTCCATGAATCGGTCAAAACCTAACAAAAATTTGTGTAGGTCAGCCACTGCTAACTTAGTAGTCATAAAGTATCTCCTTTTATGAATTGCGTCCTTTCGGTACGCTGGGGCTCTTTCGATGCCACCTGTTATAAAATAAGTCTCTTAAAGGCGGACTTGTTGCCTAATATTCTTCGTCATCAATATTTAAGACTCCTTGATCTATTAAATATTGCACAGTATTCTCTATACCTTCTTGTCGTCCGAGAAAGAAAGCTGTCATTGAGCACCCAAACATGCAGAATGCAAAAATAAAGGTTGCTGTAAATAGTTCAATCATTGCTTTTTCTCCGATACTTTTTGTCCATGCGGTAATTATACTACAGCAAGCAGACAAAGTCAAGAAGTATTTTTGTGAGGTGCAGAGAAAAATACTTCTTGACTTTTACTTGTTCTTTCAGTATAATACATAGTATGAAAGATTACCAGAAGAAACCATGGAGTCACGAAGAGCGTAAGTTCCTGAAGGAGTACTACGGAAAAGTCTCAATGAAACGTATGTTAGACATATTACCACATCGCACGGAAAACTCCATAAGAAAACAGGTATACTACTTAAGACAACGAGGTTGGACATTTAACTAAGGAGAACAAAATGGCCAAGAAAAAAAG